GTGGTGCCACCGCCGGATCCTCTTCGAGTGGCTCCCGGCGAGCATCTCCGGACGCCTGGGTCTTCTGCGGGTGAAATGCAAGGACTGCCGGCGGTTCTCGACCTTCCTCCTGACGATGGACGGGGCTTTATGCGCCGACGAGACGGCGGAGAACGTCATTGACCTAGTTCATTCCAACCCATAGACTGCCCGGGCAGTAGAGCGCATGAGCGAGCACCCGTCTTCATGACGGGCACGCTGATAGACAGCGTAGACGCCGGCCACCGCGCCTGAAAGATCCATCCTCTTTCAGAGGAGTCATAGGCCGTGCAAGGACATTTTTGCGCTCGCGTAACGCATGCGACTCAGACCGTCGCCAAGGATTTGATCGTACTCACCGCCCCCGCGACCCGGGCGTTGGAGATCCACGCCGTCCACGTGACGGACCAGAACAACGTGACGAACGAACAGTGGGAGATCGAGATCATCCGGGCAACGACTGCTGGAGTAGGTGCAGCGACAGCAATCCCAAAGGTACCGCTTGAGGTTGCCAGCGGCGCATCGACTGCCGTTTGCGAGCATACGTATATCACGACGCAGCCTGTGCTAGCCGCGGACCCGCTTGACCTCCAGTCTCCACCGAGTCTCTCCGGGTATCACTTCGAGCCGGCCCCAGACGACAGACCGATCGTTCCTCCATCCGGCATCATCAGTATCCGACAGAACAAGACGATCGCGTCCACGACCCTCAACGCCGAAGTTATCTGGCGCGAAATCGGGTAACCGCTACTCGCAGCTAGTAGGAGTCTTCTTCAACTCTCGTCGGTTTTACTACGCCGACGGGAGTTGAAGATAGACAGGCATGAGCAAGCGCTGGATCCGACCCTATTGGTCGGCAAGGCCGAAGAGGAAATATCTTCTTTCCGCTTCGCTGGCCTCGCAGGCATTTCCAGATGCTCTTCTCCGGGGGAAGCGTCGCCCTAGGAAACTCTGGTCATCGTGGTTCCGTATCAAGAAGACCAGGAGGTTCTCCACCGCGCTTCTCCAGGCGCCGGCCGTCCCGTTCCCAGATGCGCTTCTCCAGCCGCGGAAGCGACGACGCCTCAAGGTAGTATTCACAAAGTCCGAGAGGACCGCGGTATTCCCAATCCCGGCGGCTGCGGTGGTGGATGGTCCGATTCTCCTCCGGACGATCACGACTTACGCACGACCTCCTCCGCGGAAGAAACGCCGCCCATCAGTCGCCGTCCTCTTCCCGATCGTCGCCGCGCCGCCGTTCCCGGACGCGCTCCTGAAGAAGCGTCCCTACAAACCGCGCCGTCGCTGGCACCAGGTCAAGACCTCCCAGGCGTTCTACAACGACGGACTCTTCCCTCCTCCGCCGGACGCGATCGTCACTCGCACGACCAAGGTTTTCGTCCGTCGGTACGTGCCGCCTCGGTGGCGTGGCCGTCTCCTCAAGGCGTCGCTGATCCCGCCGCCTACTCCTCCTCCGCCCTTCCCGGATGCGCTTCTTCGCGCGAGACCGAAGCCAGCATGGCGGAAGCGGCGGAAACCGTTCAAGGTCAGGGTCTATTACTTGCCTATCCTGGGGTTCCCAGAGGAGCTCCTCCGGAAGCCGAGGAAGCCGAAGCGTGGTCCGAGGAAGACGCGATGGGTCAAGCCGAGGAGACTCTCGGTCGCGCTGATCCCGCCACCCATCATCTTCCCGGTCGCGCTCCTGAAGCGCAGGCCGAAGCGACCGAAAGCCCGAGCGATAATCCGTCGTAGGCGACGGGTATCTGTCGTCCTGTTCCTGCCACCTCCGTTTCCGACGTCTCTCCTTCAGGCGCGGCGCAAAATCAGGCGTTTGCCGAAGGTCTCACGGCGAAGGCGTCGGACATCGGTTACGGTTTTCCCCTCCTCAGGAGGGACGCCGACGTATACACTGATCACGTTCGACGCGCTCTTCGTGAGAGACGCGCCATTCGACGCGCTCTTCGTGAGAGACGTAACCGTCGGCCTGGACTTCGTGAGAGACGTTCCGTTCAACGCAGACTTCTGAGAAGGAGATCCATAGATGGCGGCGAACCAAGGAGTCATCACGACCGAGGCAAACGTGAGTTGCGTCGCCGTCACCGAGATCACCGTGCTTCAGCTTGCCACTTCCGCGACGGTGCGCGCGAAGATCATCGGGTGGGGGATCTACTTCAATGGCATCAGCGCAATCGGCGAGCCGGTGGACGTGAAACTCTACCGGACCACTACCGCCGGTTCAGGAGGTACCGCCAACAACCCGAAGAAAGTAGACGATTCGATCGCTAGCGGTCTCCAGATCACCGGCAATCGCGGCGTTAGCACTCTCGGCAGCGCCGGCGACATCCTGAAGCAGATCAAGGTCCACCCGCAGCAGGGCTATGAGTACAATGCGCCGTTCAGCAGGGAGATCATCGTGGCCTTATTGGGTTGGCTCAACATCAATGTGACCGTTCCGTCGGGCGGCTCCACGCTAAGCGCCAGGGCGTTCTTCCACTACGAGGAGTAGGAGCGATGGCGGTCGTACAGCCTATCTTCACGGCGGTGGCCGGGGACACGACCACGCAGATCGTCCCGACGTGCCAGGATGCATACACGAAGGCGGTGATCGACCTCACCGGCGCGACGGTGAGCTTTCGGTACAAGTACAAGGGCGGAACACTGGTGGTGCGGACGATGGTCGTCACCGCTCCGGCAACGGGCGTCGCGAAGTATCAGTTCATCACGAGTGAGTTGGTGGTGGGGTGGATCACCGGGGAGGTCGAGGTGGTCGCCGGCGGGAAGACGAACATCTCGAAGCGGTTCTACATCAACGTCGTAGCTAGGGTGGCGTGAGGTGACCATGGACCTCGTGAGGCTTGAGGCGCCGAAGGGCATCCTCCAGATCGACCAGCTTGAGACCAAGTACGACGCACTCCTGGAGCAGTTCGTCGTCCAGGTGAGCGGGGAGGTGGAGACCTTCCTCAATCGGACGGTCCAGGCGGTCACGAACAAGATCGAAGTCCTGGACGTGGCCGACGGGCAGTACAACTTCTCCCTCTCCGCCTTCCCGGTGACCACGGTGGCGAACGTCTGGAACGACACGGAGCGAGTCTTCGGGTCCGGGACGATCGTGGCCGCCTCCAGTTACTACCTGAACACCGCTACCGGATGGCTTTTCGTGGACAAAGTGACTCCCTTCCCCGGGAGGGGTGTTTTGAAGGTCCAGTACACGGGCGGTATGGCGGCAGACACAGATGTCTTCGCTGACGCCTTCCCCGACCTTGCCGGGGCGGTGGCCATGGAGGTCGCCTATCGCTACCAGCGGAAGACCGCTCTCGGGCTCGTCGCCGCCACGGTGCAGGGGGGGAGCGTGGCTTTCCCGGTGCGTGGGCAGTTCCTGGGGCTCGTCGAGAGCATTCTCTTGAGCCACAGGAGGTACTGAGGTGCCGCCAGCGATCGGACCTGGCCAGGGGATGCTTCTCCAGGTGGAGGTCATCGGGGCCGTGCCCTATGCCATCGCTCTTCAGAGGAACGTGCGCCCCACCCTCCAGGCGATGATCAACACCATACGGCGTGGGGGGCGTGAGATGGTAGCGGAGACCCGGGCGAAGCTCCTCTCGGGGAGACCAGGGGTGAAACGGCGTAGTGGGGCCTTGTGGCGGAGCATGTACTCCAGGGTGACCTGGGAGCCGGAGGTCATCGATATGACGGTGGGCTCGACTTCCCCCTACTTCTTCACCCATGTTTACGGTGCTTTTGTGACGCCCAAAACATCGCTCTTCATGCCGATTCCGACGGAGATGGGCGTCGATGCCAGCGGGAATAAGCTCTACCGCTCCCCGTTGCGGATCCACCACCCAGGACAGTTCGTGGTCAAATCATACCGCGGTAAACTCGGTCTGATGGATGTGAACACGAAGCAGATGACGCATCACCTGTCGCGGGTCGAATACGTGCCTCCGAGGATTGACCCCATGGCGCTGGCGCGGCGCTATGTGGGGTCGGTGATGGTCCCGGCTCTGGCGGAGATCGCCAAGCGCGCTGCCGCGGGGGAGCGGGTGCCCGCGCGTGGTCTATGAAAATTTCATGATGTGAAAAATGGCTGCCTCTCTCCGCGAGAAGATCATGGACAACCTGACCACCACCCTGGAGGGGATCACCACGGCCGCCGGCTACGAGGTGAACATGCAGCGGGTGTTCCGGATCCCGCTCTCGCCTTTCGACTCGCCCATGTACCCGTTCGCCCAGCTCGTGGACGTGGGGGAGACCCTCGCCGACGGCAGGGATGAGCCGGTCTGGTTCTCGACCTGGAACCTCCAGGTCCTCGTAGGGGTGGGGAACGACGAGTGGATCGACGCCTCGAAGCGTTCGAACATGCTCCTCGCCTCGGTCCAGAAGGCGGTCGCCGTCGACCCGAAGCGCGGGGGGTTCGCCATCGACACCACGGTGGTTGGCGACCGTCTCATCCTGAACGACGAGGCTATGCCCTACGGCGGCGGGGAGCTGACCGTGGTCATCCTCTATAGACACCGGCTCGGGGATCCGTACACTCAGACGTAAAGGAGACGACCATGCCGCAGATCACGAAACGTTCCATTGTCGGGGCCAAGGAGGAGACCACGGACGGCACCTTCCTCGCTCCGGTTGGCGGGACCGACACGAAGTTCCTCACTTACGACCCGAGTTACCGACCGGAAGCGACGGTCGTCGAGCGCAACCCGGTCAACTCTAGCTTCGCCAGGAAACGCTCCAAGGTCACCCTGGAGATGGCGCGGATCGCCTTCGAGACCGAGGTGGTTGGAGCCACCGATGGCGTCGGGGCGCTGGGGACGGAGCCGTCCTGGGCGCTTCTCCTGCGTTCCTGCGGGTTCAAGCCCACGGTGACAGCTTCGGTGAACGTGATCTATGATCCCGTCACGAACGCCGCCTACGGCGGGGCGAACGGCAACAGCGCCCTCTCGATGGTGAAGTGGGAGGATGGAGTGGCGAAGAAGCTCCGTGGTGGGCGGGGGAACCTTCGGATCACCGGGGAGGCCGGCGGGATCGCCCGGTTCGCTTGGGACTTCATGGGGATCATGGACCTCACGGCGCCTTTGGACGACACTTTCCCAGCTCTGGCGGCAAGCTATGACAGCCAGATGCCCCCGGTGGTGGAGCAGGCGACCTTCGCCTTCCACGGAATCACTCTCGTTATGCAAAGCTTCTCGATCGACATCGGGAACGTGGTCTCCGCGCGTGAGGACGCCAACGCCGTAGGCGGGCTCAAGACGACCTTCATCGGCGATCGGCACGTCACCGGCCAGATAGTGGTGGAGCAAGAGCTACGGGCCACGTTCGACGAAATCACGCGCTTCGTCGGCGAGACCCTGGGGGCCTTCACGGTGACTATCGGGACGGTCTCGAAGAACCGAGTCAAAATCACCACCCCCGCCAACACCGTCCAGATCGTCGGGGTGGACGAGGGGGACCGGAATGGCATCAGGAACAACACGTTGAATCTGGAGTTCAAGCTGCCGGACATCGAGAGCGCGACGGATAAGGAGATCCGCTTCACGCTCGGCTGAACAGAAAGAAGTATCCCCATGGCCATAGCGCTCGATCCGAATCAGAAGATCCCCTTCGTCCTGAAGCGAGACAGAAACCTCCCCAAGGAGGAGCAGACCACGTTCTACTCGCGCGTCATCACCGTCCGGAGGCTCCAGGAGCTCACCGACAAGTACACACGGAGGAGCGAGAAGAAGAACGAATGGAAGTTCGCTGTGGAGGAGCTGATCTCCCTCATCAACGAGTTCCTTGCCGGCTGGGAGAACTTCAAGCTCCCGGACGGGACGCAGGCGGAGTTCAAGATGGACCCGGGTATGAACGGGACGAGGAAGATCGCCGAGGAGTCCTGGCGGCACATCGACTCCTTCGAGTACATGGGGGAGTTGTTCGACGGGTTCATGGAAGCGAACCATCTTGGCGAGGCCCGAATAAAAAACTGAGGCTGGGAGCCTTGATCGCCTGCGGCGGCATCAAGACTCCCTGTGACAGGTGTGAGAAGTTCAAGCCGGAGGAGCGAGCGCGGTACGGATGCGACAGCCCGGCCCCACATCCGATCTGGAACCTGGGGGACGAGCCCATCTACGAGTGCCCGGGGAGGCTTGTCCGCGAGGACCTTGAGGTTCAGAGCTTCCTCCGGATCTACTCCGTCCTCAAGGTGTTCCAGGCTCTACCCGCCCCCGGAGGGCTTCTGGACCAGTCAGAACTCTTCCTACAGGCGTTCTCCGTCGTTGAAGGGCAGATCAACGAGTACGAAAGTCAGGAGATGAAGAAGGACGACCGCCATGCCGGTTGATCGCGAGGTCATCGTCAAGGTCACCCTCTACCAGCGAGTGACGAACGAGCTGAAGAACCTCTCGCAGAGCTGGATCACGTTCCGGGACAGCGTGGCTAGCTCGCATCGGATCTTGAACAATGTCTTCTTCCGGACCTTCCGTAGACTCGCGCGCATCCGGACGGCTATATTCATCCTCACCACTTTCCTCGCGGTGCGGCCGATCTTCCGCTTCTTCACCGGGTTGATCGAGGACTCCGCCCTCGTCGAGGGGAACATGACGCTCATCGACGAGCGATGGCTCAAGTTCCGAAGGACCCTCGCGGAGAAGCTCCTCCCGATCTTCAAGATGTTCAAGGAGCGGTTCTATGAGTTCCAGCTTGACCTGATCGCGTTCGCCTCCAGGCACGGGAAGTTCTTCTACGGGCTGACCGTCGTCATCGGGACCCTGATCGACCTGGTGGTGCGACTCGGGAAGTCCTTTGTGGTACTCGCCGAGAACTGGCGGGACTCGGCGCAGCTCATGGGGAACGCCTGGAAGTTCGTCGGCAAGAGCATCGCTGCCGGGATCATCGAGATGCTCAGGGATGCGCTGGCGCCGGAGAAGGTTATTCCTGCGCTACATATTGAGCAGTTAAAAGCTGCGTATGAAAAAGCGGTGGAGGATCTCGCAAACTTCAAAGGACCAATAAGTGCAGTTCAAGATGCCTACGAAGCCTTAAAGAAAGCACGGGCTGAGGCGCTTAAAACTTTAGAGAACCCCGCGATGGCCAAGGGCGGGCCATCGATCGAAGCTGGCGGATGGGGCTATTATTTGCTTCAAGGACTGATGCCCGCAGGCGTGGGAACGTTCATAGCTAATAAACTCCATGATGGATTTGCGAGTGCTGTCTACGCCTACGACCAGGAGATCGGGAAACTCGTCCTCCACATGGATAACCTAACGACGAAGGGACCGCTCAAGGAGATGAAGGATATCTGGCTTGAGATATTCACTCCCGCTTTCCCGTGGGTTCGCGTCGCATCGTGGGTGACGGAAATGGCGACCGGGGTGGAGAAGATCTTCAACGAACAGGTCGCCCCGTTCATGCAGAAGTGGGTCGAGAAGTTGAAGGCAGAGAGAGCACGACGACGCGAAGCCGGTGAGGATGTCGGCAACGACCTGGGCGAGGGTGTCTACGCCGGGCTTAGGGAGTCATTCATCAAGGTCGAGGAGACTCTTACCGAAGCCTCGGAGAAGATGGGGAAGGCGATCCGTGACGGCCTCCAAAGCTCCCTTAGCGACTACTTCGTGAGTGTCATGGAAGGGAAGTTCAACAAGTTCAAGGACATGGTCATCGGGTTCTTCAATTCTTTGAAGAAGGCCATCGCCGACTTCGTGGCCCAACGGGTGATACAGAACGCCTTCGCCCTCCTCTTCGGCGGCGCTGGGGCGCCTGGACAAGCCCAGGGTGGACTCGTAGGGATCATCAGCGGAGCAATCACGAAGCTCGTCACCCCCAGCGGTGGAGCGACCTCGACGAAGCTGGACCCCGGGTTCGAATCTGCACAGCATGGCGGCGCGGTGACCAAGACCGGGCTCGTCAACGTCCACGCCGGGGAGGTCATCAATCCTCCGCGCGGGTCAAGGAAGCTCCCTGGCTTCGGGAGCAATATGGGGCAGGGGACCACCGTAGTCTTCAACGTCCAGACGATCGACGCCCCGAGCTTCGAGGGGTGGCTCGAACGCTCGAAGGGAAAGATCAAGCGCGTCATGGTGGAGGCCGCCACCGGGGGAGACTTCTCCGTCCGGAGCGCCTTCAAGATCGCCGGGAGGTAGCCGGTGCAGACCTGGACCCTCACTCCCGAGTTTGAACTGCCGGTAGAGCAGGTCTACAAGACACAGCAGACGCCGATGCTCCTCGGGTACGTCCAGACGCGGGCCTACTGGCCGAGGCCGAAGAGGATCTTCAAGCCGCGCTGGCAGACCGCCTTCGACGTGGACCTCTGGTACGCGGACTCGTTCCTCCGGGAGAACTCTGGGCCGGCTGGGATGTTCTTCTACGTCCCGGTGGACCCGATCTCCACCCCTCACCGCTCGGGGGATGCTTCTCAGGCGGCTGGCGGGGCCATGTCGTCGAGGACCTATTACTACGCGACGAGCTGGGTCACCGCGCAGGGAGAAACTACTCTCTCGCCCACAGACTCTCTCGTCGTGGGCGCGAGCAACCTCTTCAAGCTCACGGTCATGCGGTTCCTCTACAAATCGGTCACCAAAGCACGAATCTACGTCGGGACTACCGCGGGTACTCTCACCCTTCAGGCGGAAGTGACCACCTCCGGAGGATCCTGGACGGAGCTGGCGAGCGGCCTCGTCTCCGGGAACGCCCCGCCGACCGCCAACACGGCGAAGGAGACGGTGACGGTCCACCCCATGGAGGACTCGTTCGAGTTCACGAAGGTCAACCCCGTAGCCTACACGATGCAAGTGTCCTTCGAGGAGGTCTTCTGAGCCTTGAGGACTTTAGCATCGGAGGTACTCACCGCCGTCGATGCGATGTCCCAGACAGGGAAATGGGCTCACCTCTACGACGTGGTGGTGGACTCGACGACGACGCTTCGCTTGACTGATTATCCGCTCGCGCTCACCTTCAACGCCCTGACCTACTCCCCCTACCCGATCTTCTGCGGGGACCTACCGCAGACTTCGAAGCCCGAGATGCAGACCTTCCAGGTGAACGTGGCCAACATCGACCGCTCCATCGCTCTCTACCTGGAGGGGGGGAAGATCCTCGGGAACGACGTGACGATCACCTGGGTCTTCATCCGCGAGGCCGATGACACGGTGGTGAGCGCCTTCGCAGAGATATACCAAGCACTCTCGGCAGAAATGTCTGACGACGCGGCCACGGTGGCCTTCGAGGTGGGGAAGTACAACCTCTTCTCGATCCAGCTCCCGCGGAATCGCTGGGTGGACCTCCGGTGCGAGCACGTCTACAAGAAGGTTGGCACCTGCGACTACGGGCGGGATGAGTTCATGGGGCTCTCCGAGATCAACCTCAAGGTCGGTGGGGATGGGGACAAGAAGGATCAGGGCTGGCGTGTCCTGAACATGGCCGGCATGTCGGTGGCCGACATCGACATCTCGACGGCGAGCTACCTCTCGCTGGTGATCCCGAAGGTCTCCGATCTCCGGTGGAGCCCCGCGCAGAAGGACGGACCGTTCGTCTACCGGAAGCTCCACCTGGAGGACACGGCGAACGTCTCCGGCGACTTCGACGTGGAGGTGAAGCTCGGCGGGGACATCGACGAGGTGGGGGAGGCGGAGGGTATCCTCATCACAACCGACTCCGACACGACCGCGGACTGGGTGTTCTTCGCCAGGAAGTTCTTCTCCTCGGCGCAGGGAGCCCCGACCTTCTTCCGGTTGAAGATACAGCCCGTACGACGAAACGACGCCAGGTCATATAGCTCCGGGGTAGTCACCGATTTAAGCGTACCCTCACTTACTCTGTCTCCGTCGCGACGATATCGCAGATGGGGCTGGAGACGATTTGGTAGTCGCAGCCGCACCGGGCTCACCATGCAGGCCGGCATCCATCTTGTCGTCTACTCCGTGGCCGCCGGGGTGGAGACCACCAAAGCGTTTACGCTCTCCTCCGACGCCTTCCTGCGCGTCCAAAAAATTGGAACGACCTACCGCTTCTACCATCGCCCCGATGAGAGTAGCACCTGGAGCGATCTCGGTCTGGCCCTGGTCCGATCTGAACTTCACGGGGTGGTGGTCCGCATGGGCGTCGCGGCGGAGACGGACTCGGCGACACGGGTAACGCCTTTCACTGCCAAAGCGGACTACTGGCACCTCCTCTCGGGAGGATACCTGACCTGCCCGAGAACGATCGCGGCGTGTAAGACGCGGGAGAACACCCGGAGATTTGGCGGAGCACCGGGGATTATACATGGACCTTTGGTACTTTAGTGAATTATGCAAATTGCATACTCCGGAGCAGTGAGACGTGAGACGGTCTTGGAGGTGGCGCGCCAGCTCGTCGGCACCTCGCACAAGCATCTCGGGAGAAACGCTGATACCGGTCTTGACTGTCTGGGGCTCGTCATGGAGTTCTTCAAGCGCGTCGGCGCCCCCATGAAGGACGGCGTGTCCTGGTACCTGGAGGACTGGTACAAGACCAAGGACCTGATCGCCGAGCACGCCCCGGCAGAGTTCACCCCGGTCCAGGACCTGAAGATGCTTCGAC